ATATGAAGGTGCTATTGTTTTGCCTCCCAAAACTAAAATCTATTTCGATGAACCTGTCGCTTGTGTCGATTATTCATCTCTCTATCCATCCAATATGATTAGTCAAAATTATTGTCATAGTAGTAAAGTATGGGCGAAAGAATATAGATGGAATCCGGATACTGACCAATACACATTACTTAAAGTAGAAGGCGAGAGAAATGCCAAGGGAGTTTTCAAATATGATAATTTACCTGGATACGAATATGTAGAAATTGAATTTGATACTTTTGAATATCGTAGAAATCCGGCAAATCCGAGAGCCAAAGCCAAGAAGACAAAAGTGGGAAAACGTGTTTGCCGATGGGCACAACTTCCCAACGGCGAAAAATCCGTTTTACCGTCGATTCTTATGGAACTTTTGAAAGCACGTAAAGATACCAAGAAAAAATCTGAAAAAGAAAAAGACCCGTTTATGGCAAATATTTTGGATAAAAGACAACTCGCCTATAAAGTAACCGCAAATTCACTTTATGGACAATGTGGAGCCAGAACTTCTGCCTTTTATGAAAAAGATGTCGCCGCATCCACTACAGCAAGCGGACGTATGATGATTATTTATGCAAGAAGTATTATTGAACAAGTCTATAAGTCACGTGCGTGTCAAACAAAAAATCACGGTCTTGTGATGACAAACGCTGAATATGTATATGGAGACAGTGTTGCCTATTATACACCTCTTTATGTATTAATCAATGGAAAGTTTCATATCACTACACCAGAAGAATTGGCGAATCGATGGGGAAATAGTATGTGGAGAACTTGTGAAGAACCCGGAAAACAAACAAAAGAATATTGTGAATTGTCTGGTGTAGATGTAAAAACTTGGTCAGACGTTGGTTGGACCAAAATACATCGTGTTATCCGACACGAATTGGCAAGTGAAAAAAAAATGATACGTATTTATACAAATCAAGGAATTGTAGATGTAACCGATGATCATAGTTTATTATTGAAAAATGGAAGAGAAATCTCTCCTAAGAATATCGGTTTTGGAACTGAATTACTTCACTATCCTCTTCCTGGTGGTGGTTTTGAGAAAACTAACTATAAAACTGTTTATTTTAAAACTCAAATAGAAGCAGCCGAATTTTATTGGCGTGTGAAAACCGTAGATAATTATTTGATTTTGGATAAGTCTGAGAAACCTGAATATAAATACCAAATCACTATCTATCAGAATTTATTTGAATATACTCGACAAGGTATGTATCGGGGTGATACATTTTCCTGTGGAATGGATTCGTTCGTGAAACGAATGGAAGTTATTAAAGATTATCATGAATATGTATATGATTTAACAACGGAGAATCATCATTTTTCGGCTGGTATAGGTAGTATGGTTGTTCATAATACGGATTCAGTATTCTTTATCTTTAATTTAACTGATTGTAATACTGGAGAGAAGATTGTTGGAAAAGACGCACTTGAAATCACTATTGAATTGGCACAAGAGGCGGCTGGATATGCGTCTCAATTCTTAAAACCGCCAATGAATTTGGCCTATGAAAAAACATTAATGCCTTTTGCTTTGATTTCGAAGAAGCGATATGTGGGAATGTTATATGAAGAAGACCCGAATAAATGTAAATTGAAATATATGGGTTTATCCCTGAAAAGACGTGATAGTTGTGATTATTTAAAAGACATATTTGGAGGTATTATTGTAAAATTAATGAAAGGTGGTAGTTTGGAAGCGGGATTGGATAGTTTAAAATCTGGATTAACCGCATTGACAAATGGTGAAGTTCCTATGGATAAATTAGCAATTACGAAAGCATTGCGGGGTTATTATAAGAATCCAAACCAGATTGCACACTATGTATTGGCAGAAAGAATTGGAAAACGTGACCCTGGAAATAAACCGAAACCAGGTGACAGAATGAAATTCTTACATATCGAAACAGCAAATAAAAAGGCATTACAGGGAGATAAAATAGAAACACCGGAGTTTATTATTTCGAATCGACTAAATATTGATTATACATTTTATATTACGAATCAATTAATGAAACCAATTTGTCAATTCTTAGGATTAGCACTGGAAGATATCTTGAAAATTCAGGGGAAATTAGCGGTTATGAAAACTTATAAGAAGGATATGGAAGATTTAAAGAGAGAATATGGAGGTGATTTGGAGGTGTTTAATAAGCAAAAAGAGAAATATTGTATGGCAAAAGTAAAATTAATGTTATTTGATAAGTATTTGACAGAAATTTTGAATAAGAGAAATGGACTTCAACCTTTGACCAGTTTCTTTCAATTTAAATTGGCAAAATAAAAATGTGTTGAATATGTGTTATATAGGCATTGTATAGGTGGATAGATACTTAATTGTTTTCGTTGTTGATTATAACCGAATAAAAAATGAAAATAGATATGGACCGTTTTTTTAAGAATACAAAATCAGTGATTGCTATGATATTAATTGGTTTTTTAGCGGTTGTTGTTATTGGTTATTTTTATTGGGGTGCTGATAGTTATCGAGAAGGTTTCGACGGACAAACATATCCAATGCCTGCTGATGGTTCTATCCCCTATGGTTATTATCAACCAAAAAATGAAGATGGCAGTTTATTAGTGGATACCGCAGGAAAAGGGCTAATGGCTAAGGTGCCATATGGTTATAGGGCCGACACCAGTTCAGCGACTGGTATAAGTCCTGTTAGTGTTTCTGCTAGGTATGGACAAGGTTCTGAACCAGGAGATACATCGAGAGATGTTGGAAAAAATGATGCTACATTAAAAACAGCAACAACATATTCTACCGATGTGACAACTGATTATCATAGTGGTGCTAATCAAACATTAATGTCAGAGAGCGGTTCAGACGCAGCGGCAACACCAGATTTTAGCGGTAATTTAGGTGTTTATTATGTGTATGATAAAGATGGAAAAGTAGTTGCGTTGCCAATATCACCTATTAGCGATACTGCGATTTATTATACACCGGGAGAATATGAATATGGAGGCGCATCATATGTTCCGACCTATGAGGATAGCGTATATATGAGTAAATTGACAGGTATGTCGACAACGACACCTGTATATGATTCGGCAGCAATGAAGGGAGGTTTTTGTAGTTATTATGCGAATAATCCGGCGAAATTGGAAGAAATGTGTCAAAGTACAGATGCGAATAGTTGTGGTTCTATGTCTTGTTGTGTGCTTTTAGGAGGCCAAAAATGCGTGTCAGGAGATGAAAAAGGACCGACAATGAAATCGAATTATGGCGATCCAGCATTAACTGTGAAAGATAGTTATTATTATATGGGAAAGTGTTACGGAAATTGTGTGTAAAATATGGAATAACAAGTATCTAATGAATATAATATATTGATTAGGTATTGAGATTATGTCATTTAGTTTAATGTCGAGTATATCCAAATATGGAATATTTAATTCAGTACAAAGTATTCCAATTGAGTTTTTTGTGTCTATCACAGGAGCAGGAACATACACGTCATCATCGATTACTTATAACACTATACAATAACAAATGTATATGTTTACTGATGCGACAAATACTAATACAATAACTTTTAGCGGGACTGCAAGTAAAACTGTAAACTACTTAGTTGTAGGTGGTGGTGGTGCTGGAACTTCAGGCGCAGCCGCAAATTCTAATGGTGGCGGTGGCGGTGCTGGAGGTGGTAATGTTCAATCTAGTTTCATACCGATTAACGGTACAGATTACACAATTACTGTTGGCGCAGGAGGAACTATAGGAACAATTGACGGCGGACTTGGTACAGCAGGAAGTTCTAGTTCTATTAGCACGGTTTCAACTGCTAACGGTGGGGCAGCTGGTGGTTCAGGAAGAACTGGAGGAACCGGAACAAACGGTGGTGGCAATGGTGGGACAGGTGGGTTAAGGTCATCGGTTGCCAGTACTAGTGGTAGCACAGGCACACCAACATATAATATATTAGGTCAATCTTGTACATTTGGAGGAGGTGGTGCAGGTGGTTCATATCAGGGACAAACAAATTCTTCAACTACAAACTCTGGTGGATTTGGAGGCGGTGGTTCGAGTGGAACCTCTATATATCCAAATAATGGTGTTCTTACATATTATTATCCGAATGGAACCTCTACAACATTCACAAGTTCAAAAAGCGGAATTGCAAATTCAGGTGGTGGTGGTGCTGGTGGTAATTCAAACACATCACAAGGCGTACAAGGCGGAGCAGGTGGTTCAGGCATTGTAGTAATTTGGTATGCTGTGTAAAAATGTTTTATAATAAAGAATTATATTATTATAAAATCTTTGTTTCAATCTATGCGAATGACGATAAAGTTTGTATAATGAATGCTGGAGTTGTTCCCGATGATGTGAATACAATATAAAATTGTTGTATAATTGTTTTCGACGAACTAGGTGCTGTTACGGTTCCCGATAAAGGTTGTGAAGTGCCCGCAATTTGTAATGTTTTTATATATTTGGTTGTCCCAGTAGTACTACTAGTATACATGGCAGTAATTGTATAACTTTTGTTTGTTAGTTGTGGAAGATTTGTTATATTTAATGATGTGTCAATTCCAGGGTCTGCTGTGTAATAAAAAATATTACCTTTTGAAAAATCAGCAGTAAATGTTGAGGAACTTAATGTCATTGAGTTCAAGTTTTCACCAACACTTGTAAAATTCATTTGACCGCTTACATCAAGTGCGTATGAATTGGTAGCCGGATTGTTGTCAGTTAATGTTTTACCAATGGCAATTGTTCCACCAAGAGGATTTAACAACAACGGCCTACCAGTAGCGATGTCCCACATGCTTTGCATATAAGTTACTGGATTGTTACTACTGTCGGTTGAACCTCCAATCATATGTCCTATAAACAATCCATCGTTCGCCTCAGTTTGCCCTGGTATAGCAATTGCCGAATTTATTTTAAGATTACCATAAGTGAATAATGGATTTGTCGATGTGTATACAGGAGGCGCAACGATTAATGATGTATTACCGTAATTTGCGTTTAAATATACATTTGGGTCTTTTGCAATGCCAACTATGGATTGACCCGTTACACGTAAATTGCTTCGTATTAGTGTATTTCCAGCGACATCAAGATCATATCCAGCACTCGGTACAGTTTCAATTCCAACAGGGTTGTTAAAAGCAAATGGATTTGAACCAGTTGAACTAAATTGATTTAATATACTTGTAGAAGTAATAGTTAATTGATTCGATGGATGTCCAATACTTATATTTCCACTAACATCAAGAGGGTTCGAAGGATTTGTTTTGTTGATTCCGAGATTCATTGTGCCAGTTCCAATATAGGATGTTCCTGTTGCTCTTGTTACAAATAAATTACCATTTAATGAACTGTCTCTTTGAACATATAATGAACCATTTACAGATGCATCATTCAATCCAACAAAACGATTTGTCGAAATAATTGAACTTGAACATGTCAAATTACCATTTACAGTTCCTGTTCCAGTAACTAATAAATTACCATTCAACGAACTATCTCTTTGGACATAAAGAGAACCGTTTATAGAGGCATCTGATAACCCAACAAAACGTGTTGTAGAAATAATCGAATTTGAACTAGTTAAATTACCACTTACAGTTCCTGTTCCAGTAACCAATAAATTACCATTCAATGAACTATCTCTTTGGACATAAAGAGAACCATTAATAGAAGCATCACTTAACCCAACAAAACGCGTTGTAGAAATAATCGAATTTGAACTAGTTAAATTACCACTTACAGTTCCTGTACCAGTTACCAATAAATTGCCATTCAACGAACTATCTCTTTGAACATATAATGAACCATTAATCGAGGCATCTGATAACCCAACAAAACGCGTTGTAGAAATAATCGAATTTGAACTAGTTAAATTACCGCTTACAGTTCCTGTTCCAGTAACTAATAAATTACCATTCAACGAACTATCTCTTTGGACATAAAGAGAACCATTAATAGAAGCATCTGTAAGCCCAATGATGCGTTTGCTAGCAATTATGTTTCCATACGCAGTAATATTAGAATTCACAGATATGTTTCCGTTTGCTGAAACATCACCAGATACTAATAAATTACCGGATACATCAAGTGAATAAGTTGGATTTGGAAATAATGTATTTATGCCTATAGGACCAGTGCCATTATAAGAACCCATTAAAGAAATACGATCATTGTGTAATGTATTATTAATGTCATTTTCAATTCCAATGACTAGCACTCCGTTACTTTGTGATGACGCACCTGTCGCTGTGTATCCACTGCCACCTGCCAAATGTTCCTTATATTTAATATAAGCATAATCAGTAGTTGAATCATTATTAGATTTAAATACAATTGATGATGTTCCAGAAGCATCACCGTGTTGCAATACAAGACTTCCTGTGGCATATGACGCATCAGTACCAATAGTTTCATAAATAGTCATCGAATTTCCAACATATAATTTACCATTCAACGAACTATCTCTTTGAACATATAGAGAACCATTTATTGAGGCATCTGATAACCCAACAAAACGTGTTGTAGAAATAATCGAATTTGAACTAGTTAAATTACCGCTTACAGTTCCTGTCCCAGTAACCAATAAATTACCATTCAACGAACTATCTCTTTGAACATATAGAGAACCGTTTATAGAGGCATCTGATAATCCAACAAATCGTGTTGTAGAAATAATCGAATTTGAACTAGTTAAATTACCGCTTACAGTTCCTGTCCCAGTAACCAATAAATTACCATTCAACGAACTATCTCTTTGGACATATAGAGAACCGTTTATGGAGGCATCTGATAATCCAACAAATCGTGTTGTAGAAATAATCGAATTCGAACTAGTTAAATTACCGCTTACAGTTCCTGTTCCAGTAACCAATAAATTACCATTTAATGAACTATCTCTTTGAACATATAGAGAACCATTTATGGAGGCATCACTTAATCCAACAAATCGTGTTGTAGAAATAATCGAATTTGAACTAGTTAAATTACCACTTACAGTTCCTGTACCAGTTACCAATAAATTTCCATTCAACGAACTATCTCTTTGAACATATAGAGAACCATTTATTGAGGCATCTGATAATCCAACAAATCGTGTTGTAGAAATAATCGAATTTGAACTAGTTAAATTACCACTTACAGTTCCTGTACCAGTAACTAATAAATTACCATTCAACGAACTATCTTTTTGAACATATAAAGAACCATTTATAGAGGCATCTGATAATCCAACGAAACGGGTTGTAGAAATAATCGAATTTGAACTAGTTAAATTACCACTTATAGTTCCTGTACCAGTTATCAATAAATTTCCATTCAACGAACTGTCTTTTTGAACATATAAAGAACCATTTATGGAGGCATCTGATAACCCGACAAAACGGGTTGTAGAAATAATCGAATTTGAACTAGTTAAATTACCACTTACAGTTCCTGTCCCAGTAACTAATAAATTACCATTCAATGAACTATCTCTTTGAACATATAAAGACCCATTAATCGACGCATCTGACAACCCGACAAAACGGGTTGTAGAAATAATCGAATTTGAACTAGTTAAATTACCACTTACAGTTCCTGTCCCGGTAACTAATAAATTACCATTCAATGAACTGTCTTTTTGAACATATAAAGAACCATTTATGGAGGCATCTGATAACCCGACAAAACGGGTTGTAGAAATAATTGAACTTGAACTTGTTAAGTTACCACTTACAGTTCCTGTCCCAGTAACTAATAAATTGCCATTTAACGAACTATCTCTTTGAACGTATAGAGAACCGTTTATGGAGGCATCACTTAACCCAACAAAACGTGTTGTGGAAATAATCGAATTTGAACTTGTTAAGTTACCACTTACAGTTCCTGTCCCAGTAACCAATAAATTACCATTCAATGAACTGTCTTTTTGAACATATAAAGAACCATTAATCGAGGCATCACTTAGTCCAATAATCCGATTTTTAACAATTAGATTTCCATTAATGGAAGCATCTGATAAACCATAAAATGTTGAAGTTGAAATCAACGACCGGTTTCCAGTATAGAAACTATTAATACTACTATCGATTGCCGATGTTTTTGTTTGTAATGTTCCAATACTAGAATTTAATCCATTTATAGTATTATTTATATCACCAATATTATTATTTATGTCATTAATATTATTTGTAATAGTACTAATATTACCCGACACATTACTATTTATAATATATTGAGCAACCCAACTTGCATCATTAATAGTACTTTTTGCGGTTATATTATTTAAACTTGTATCATGATTTGATGTTTTTGTCAATAAATAATTAATACTTCCGTCGAATAATGCGTTTATAGCACTTTGTGATTGTGAGCCACCACTTGATAATGATAATAAATAATTAATACTTCCATCACATCGGTCTAAACGATTATATACATGAATTCCAAAACTCGCATCACTTTGAATTGCTGTCGCAATTTCACTTAGGGTATCGAGAGCACTTGGAGCACTTCCAACCCAAGTTGAAATTCCTGATGTAACTGCTGATGGTATATATGAATTATATAAATCATTAAAACTTGATTCATATAATCCATTTTTAGTGTTTTGGGCAACAAAACTCGCGTCAAATACGGAAATTTTATTCGCAAACGCAGTTAAACTACCATCCAAAATTGTATTTGTTATTTTGCCTGAAACAAAAAGATTTCCATTGAGGGATGAGTCTTTTCCAACATACAGATTATTATTTATTGAGGCATCTGTTAATCCGGTAAAACGATTTGATACTCTAAGTGTACCTGAAGTATTTATATTTCCGGAAACTAAAAGATTTCCATTGAGAGACGAATCTTTTCCAACATACAGATTGTTATTTATTGAGGCATCTGACAAACCGGTAAAACGATTTGATACTGTAATAGTACCAGAAGTAGTTGCGTTTCCGGAAACAAAAAGATTTCCATTGAGAGACGAATCTTTTCCAACATACAGATTATTATTTATTGACGCATCGGATAAACCAGTAAAACGGTTTGATACGGTAATAGTACCAGAAGCAGTTGTATTTCCGGAAACTAATAAATTACCATTAAGTGATGAGTCTTTTCCAACATAGAGATTATTGTTTATTGACGCATCTGACAAACCGGTAAAACGATTTGATACTGTAAGATTTCCGGAAGTATTTGTATTTCCCGAAACAAATAAATTACCATTAAGTGATGAGTCTTTTCCTATATACAAATTATTATTTATTGAGGCATCTGATAATCCGGTAAAACGGTTTGATGCTGTAAGATTTCCTGAAGTAGTTGTATTTCCGGAAACAAAGAGATTTCCATTGAGTGATGAATCTTTTCCAACATAGAGATTATTGTTTATTGAGGCATCTGATAATCCGGTAAAACGATTTGACAATGTAATAGTACCTGAAATAATTGTGTTTCCAGAAACAAAGAGATTTCCATTGAGTGATGAGTCTTTTCCAATATAAAGATTATTGTTTATTGAGGCATCTGATAATCCAGTAAAACGATTTGAAACTCTAAGAGTACCAGAAGTAGTTGTGTTTCCGGAAACAAAAAGATTACCATTGAGAGATGAATCTTTTCCAACATATAGATTATTATTTATCGAGGCATCTGACAATCCGGTAAAACGGTTTGATACTGTAATAGCACCTGTCGTTGTTGTGTTTCCGGAAACAAACAGATTTCCATTGAGGGATGAGTCTTTTCCAACATATAGATTATTATTTATTGAGGCATCTGATAATCCAGTAAAACGATTTGATACTGTAATAGTACCGGAATTAGTTGTGTTTCCGGAAACAAAAAGATTACCGTTGAGAGATGAATCATTTCCAACATAAAGATTATTATTTATTGAGGCATCTGATAATCCGGTAAAACGATTTGACAATGTAATAGTACCTGAAATAATTGTGTTTCCAGAAACAAAGAGATTTCCATTAAGAGATGAATCTTTTCCAACATACAGATTATTGTTTATTGAGGCATCTTTTAATCCAGTAAAACGATTTGATACTGTAAGATTTCCTGAAGTAGTTGTGTTTCCAGAAATAAAAAGATTACCATTAAGAGATGAATCTTTTCCAACATACAGATTATTATTTATTGATGCGTCTGTTAATCCAGTAAAACGATTTGAAACTCTAAGAGTACCAGAAGTAGTTGTGTTTCCGGAAACAAAAAGATTACCATTGAGAGATGAATCCTTTCCTACATAAAGATTATTATTTATTGATGCGTCTGATAATCCGGTAAAACGGTTTGATACTATAAGAGTTCCAGAATTAGTTGTATTTCCGGAAACAAAAAGATTACCATTGAGTGATGAGTCTTTTCCAACATACAAATTTGTATTTATCGATGCGTCTGATGAACCAACCAATCTCGTTGTGGAAATGATTGAACCAGTTGTTGTCAAATTATTTAAAACACTTACATTACCATTGAGAGACGAATCGTTTCCAACATATAAATTGGTGTTTATTGATACGTCTGATAATCCGACCAATCTCGTTGTTGATATGATTGAACCAGTTGTTGTCAAATTATTTAAAACTGCGACATTACCATTGAATGATGAATCCAGTCCAACGTATAAATTATTATTTATTGAGACATCTAATAATCCAATAAAACGGTTTGATACTGTAAGATTTCCAGAAGTAGTTATATATCCAGAAACAAATAGATTACCATTAAGAGATGAATCTTTTCCAACATACAGATTATTATTTATTGACGCGTCGGATAATCCTGTCAAACGATTTGAAACTCTAAGAGTACCAGAAGTAGTTGTGTTTCCAGAAACAAAAAGATTACCATTGAGAGATGAGTCTTTTCCAACATACAGATTATTGTTTATCGAGGCATCTGATAATCCAGTAAAACGGTTTGATACTGTAATGGTACCAGTCGCAGTTGTGTTTCCGGAAACAAAGAGATTACCGTTGAGAGACGAATCTTTTCCAACATACAGATTATTGTTTATAGAGGCGTCTGATAATCCAGTAAAACGGTTTGAAATTGTGAGAGTACCTGAAGTAGTTGTGTTTCCGGAAACAAAGAGATTTCCGTTGAGAGACGAATCTTTTCCAACATACAGATTATTGTTTATCGAGGCATCTGATAATCCAGTAAAACGGTTTGAAATTGTGAGAGTACCGGTCGAGGTTGTATTTCCGGAAACAAATATATTACCGTTGAGAGACGAATCTTTTCCAACATATAGATTATTATTTATTGAGGCATCTGATAATCCGGTAACACGATTTGACACTGTAATTGTACCAGAACTAGTTATATTTTTAGAAACAAATAGATTACCATTAAGAGATGAATCTTTTCCAATATAAAGATTATTGTTTATTGATGCGTCTGTTAATCCGGTAAAACGATTTGATACTATAAGATTTCCAGAAGTAAATAGATTTCCATTGAGAGATGAATCCTTTCCTATATACAGATTATTGTTGATCGAGGCGTCTGATAATCCAGTAAAACGATTTGATACTGTAATAGTACCAGAAGTAGTTGCATTTCCGGAAACAAATAGATTACCATTAAGAGATGAATCCTTTCCAACATAAAGATTATTGTTTATTGAGGCATCTGATAATCCAGTAAAACGATTTGATACTATAAGATTTCCAGATGTAAATAGATTACCATTGAGAGATGAATCTTTTCCAACATAAAGATTATTGTTTACCGAGGCATCTGTTAAACCGATAAAAAGGTTTGAAACTGTGAGAGTACCTATTGCTGATGTGTTTCCGGAAATAGATAGATTTCCATTGAGTGATGAGTCTTTTCCAACATACAGATTATTGTTTATTGAGGCGTCTGATAATCCGATAAAAAGGTTTGAAATTGTGAGAGTACCTGTCGTTGTTGTGTTTCCCGAAACAAATAGATTACCATTGAGAGATGAATCCTTTCCAACATAGAGATTATTGTTTATTGAGGCATCTGATAATCCGGTAAAACGGTTTGATACTGTAATAGTACCGGAATTAGTTGCGTTTCCGGAAACAAAAAGATTTCCGTTGAGAGACGAATCTCTTCCAACATATAGATTATTATTTATTGAGGCATCTGATAATCCGGTAAAACGATTTGAAATTCTCATAGCACCTGTTGTGGTTGTGTTTCCGGAAACAAAGAGATTACCATTGAGAGATGAATCATTTCCTATATATAGATTATTATTTATTGAAGCATCTGATAATCCTATCATGCGTGTTGTAGAAATTACCGAGCCATTTGTTGTTAAATTGCTTAAAATCGCAACATTACCATTGAGAGATGAATCTTTTCCTACATATAAATTGGTATTTATTGAAGCATCTGATAATGCTATCATGCGTGTTGTAGAAATTACCGAGCCAGTTGTTGTTAAATTATTTGAAACAGTGACATTTCCATTAAGTGAAGTATCTCTTGCAACATAAAGATTATTCCCGACAGTTACATTTCCACCAAATGAACCATCAACTAATGATGTAAGTGTTCCAGCAGTTTGTAATCCATTTGTATATAATGATGTAAAACTAGCATCATATGATTGATTCTTGTTTTGAATTATATTTACACTTGTGTCCAATTTTGTTAAACGACTATTCACTACGAATCCAAAACTCGCATCACCTTGAATCGCGGTTGCGATTTCAGATAATGTGTCTAACGTAGAAGGAGCACCCGCAACTAGGTTATTTATTTGCGCTTGTATTTGATTTGGAACATATGTTGTATATAAAGTATTAATGCTCGAATCAATTGCCGAATTTTTACTATATTGAACATTCCAACTACTATCCATTTTTGAAATTTGTTGGTTCAACGCATTTTGTATATCAGTTGTGGTAGTAATTGTTGAAAAAATATTATTCACCGATGTTCCATTTAAATATAAATTGGTCGCATTGAGATTTCCACTTACATCTAAAGCATATGATGATATTGGTTTTCCGATTCCCATTTTCGAAACAGCATAAAAATTATCGCATTGAAAAGTTCCTGTAAATGTTACGTTGTTAATTTCACTATATCCAGCAGGTCCAGTAGCACCAGTTGGTCCGATATCTCCATTAGCACCATCAAAACCATTAAATCCTTGTAATCCTTGAGGACCAACCGGTCCAGTGGCTCCGGTTGGACCAGTTGGTCCCATTTCACCAGTTGGTCCCATTTCACCAGTTGGTCCCATTTCACCAGTCGGCCCAGTATCACCAGTTGCTCCAACACCTCCTGTTCCTCGATTTCCTAATATATCTTGTAATTCATTATAAGAAACGTTTTTGGCATTACTGTTAGTTGGTAAAAGTTGCGGTCCAAAAGAACGTGAATAACGCATTGCTTTTGTTAGTGTAGAATTGTCTGTTGTATTCAACAATTTCTTTTTGTCTTCTTCCATACTATAGTAGAATATGATAAGTTTATGAAAAACAACCTAAACTTATAATAATTATTCAATTTAAAAATATCTCAATTATGTCAAATCAATTGTCCAAAGATTCTATACTTGAAATTATTAACACTACCCGAAAAGAACATACCACAAATTCTCTCGACATTCAGAAACTATTACAAACACCCCATGTCCCTCATTTCCTAAAAAATAAAACAACTGCTGATTTATTCATCGATGTCAGAGAGGCATTACAAGAAATCTCTCATTTGGATAATGAAATTATTAATACATATACTCAAAAATTAAAAGGATTTGTTCCTATTGATGATATTAACACATTAATTCCAATGCGTTATTTACGATGGATATATCGATATAATGAAGATGATACACGTCTTAAATCCGGCATTTTTTTGAAAATGATAATGCGCAATAATGGAATTAATTTGCAATTGAGAACAATACATAAACAACTGTCTTTCTATGAAATTAAATTAGATGAATGCTTAGTATTTATGAAAATGAGTGACCAAGAAAATCTTATGGTTATGGCACAAGATTTACATAGAGAATCATAAACCATCTATCCAACACATACATAACCAAATCTTTCCTAGGTAATATACCATTTTACAGTTAGTTAAACAATATAAAAAATATCTCGTGAGAGATTATAAAATGAGATTTATTCAAGAAATCCTCCTATTGTGTGTTGTTGCTGTTTCTGTTTCTGCTGTTGAGCATCCTGTTTTCTCTCGTTTCCAAAAATGGGTCGACACTTTTAAAATCGAAGTTCGTGATGATACCCATTTAGCCCATTTATTCGAAAACTGGGTTAGCAATGATATATATATTGAAACCATTAACAGTGCCAATCTTTCTTATTCTCTCGGACATAACCAGTTCTCCGGTATGAATCAAGAGGAATTCGGTGCTTATATGGGATTCAACCAGAATGCTGAAGATATTCAATCCGGCGCTTTTTTACGCGGTTCGACAGTCCCAGAAACCGAATTTGAATTAGAGTTTGACTTGAGTGCTCTCCCTGCTTCTATTGATTGGCGTACTAAAAATGTGGTTGGCGCAATTCGTGACCAAGCACAATGCGGTTCTTGTTGGGCATTCTCCGGTACTTCCACTGTTGAATCTGCTATTGCTATTAAGACTGGAACTTTATATGACCTGTCCGAACAAGAAAGTGTGTCTTGTACTACTTTCAAGAATGGATACACTAATCTCGGATGTAATGGTGGAAACTATAATGTTCTATGGAATTATGCCAAAGATAATGGTGGATTATGTACAGAGGCCAGTTATCCTTACACAAGTGGAACCGGAAATACTGGTACCTGCTTGACTACTTGTAAACCCGTTTCCGCTGCCAAAGTTGCGTCTTATGTGAAAGTCACTCCTTATTCAGATTCCGCACTAATGACTGCTCTTACTGTTGGACCTGTTTCGATTGCTTTGGAAGCCGATACTCGTTCATTTCAATTGTATAACTCTGGTATCTATAGTGATTATGCCGGTTGTGGTGGAGCAAATCCTCAATTGGATCATGCTGTTGTTTTGGTTGGATATGGTTCTTCCAATGGAGTTGATTACTATATTATGCGAAACTCTTGGGGAACTACTTGGGGAGACCAGACTGATGGTAGTGTAAATAAAGGATATATGATGATGGCGAGAGGCAGTGCTTATGGAAAAGCCGGTCTTTGTGGTCTATTATCGACACCTATGTATCCGGTTGTGTAAATAATATGGATAATAAAAATAATAGAATCCGCATAAAGAAACTTATTCATACTAATTTATCTTATTAGTATTAATAATTATGAATCGAGCATTCACGCTGATAATAATCAGTACAACCGCTTTAGGTGCTACAAGTGGTGCGATTATTGGATTGAATTATGCTTGTAGAGTCATCGCTATTGAAAATTTTTATAGGCGCAAAGGTTTAATGACATCATTAACAATATTATTAACCTCTATAATTAAACATACATTACAATATGGATTGATTGGTTTATTATGGCCAATCACAGTTCCTATAACTATATATCAGCGCATACAAAATTGAACAACTCGACAAATAATATATTAATTCGTATCGATATATTATTAGACATTCTTAAATAATAATGAAGAAAAATTTACATTCATTCTTTAACGCCAAAGTAGTTCCAGAATACACTGGCAAAAAATGTTTTATCTATTCGCAATCCGACAACACAGCATTCTTTGTAAATAATCCCACAGCAGAAATCGATAAGTTTGTTGTATCTCATCAAGGTGTCCGTCTTTATATCCGCAATCGAACTGATATTTATCATCCATTGCCAGTGATTACTGGTTATACACGTTCTATTCCTCTCTTAAAATCAAATCTCCAAAAAGCAATTCGGAGAGGAGAAGTCAGAATCGCACTAACGACTACTGTCCTTATGTTAATGTTCAATATTAATGAATTATTAAGACGACTTCCGATTATTTGTATAGAAGATGTTACTTGTATTGACACAATGCCGGTTATCGTTTGGCTAATGATGGCTTATCCTCATTATGAACCGACGAATTTTGATATGTGGAATATTCTGTATTTTGTCAATGATTTATGCAATACCGAAGAATATTATCCAAATGAAATCAAAGAACAACGAACTTATACACACGATTCATTAATTCAATATGCGTCGGCTGATTGTTTATTGTCGATTTATTATAGGTCGAAATATGGAGGCATGGAAGGAGATATGAAAATGATGGAAACTGCGATAGGATACTATATATCCAATCCGGAAAAAATAATAAAATCGAAACAAATGCGTAATCCATTAATGTTAAATATTGATACACAAATGCGTATTCTTCCTGAAGCGGTTGATTTTCATTGCTATCCGAAAATGTTAACTATTATACAAAATCAATTGTTTTATTTAGAAGAGGAAGAAATTAAAAAAAAGATTTGGTATGGAAGTTCCGCCTATAACATTAGAAAGCCAGAAACATTGGATAAAATGCGAGAGATGGAATTTGACCCGGCTTGGATAAAAATAAAGAGTTTACTGCCAGAAGTGAGAGAACAAGTTATACCACCACATATCAAATTATAAATATTTATTGTTTACGGCTTAATTCGATTATTTGTTTTTTTATTGTTTATCGTTTATTGTAAAGTAGATGGCTATAACAAGCAAAGGTTTACATAGCATAAAAGTAGTGGAACTTAGTCTCATTGATTTCATAGATTTTTGCGATATCATTTATCGACACATGAACAACATAAATCTCACCCGATAGTGATTTATATAATGCGAAACTTACATATCCCATTCCATTCGATGCGAAGATATCATAGGCTCCTGTAGGGGTTTCCGGCAAACACATTTGTTTCCACAATTGATTTCCATTATAATAATATTGAACTGATACTGAAGGCTCTCTTGGATCTGACACAGGAACAAACATAGCACTTTTAATTGCGGTTTCCAGTTTATTGATTTGTTCATCGGAGAGAATTCTGTAGGTAGGAACATTTTCAGAAATATAAGCGTTCATTTTCGAATTGTTTAATAATATAATTGTACAATAATAAGATACAATTATATGAGATATTTCGGATTCAATTTTAGGGGGAACCAAGGTTCCCCCTTACCCCCTCCTATTTATTTTTAATTTTATTTTTAATTTTATTTTTATTTTCTTTTATTTTTATTTTTATTTTCCGGTGGAGCCAAATCCACCTTCGCCTCTCGCCGTATTTGATAATCTACTTTCCTCTTCTACAATATCCACAAAAAATGGATATAATCTCGGATGACAGATTTGTAGTAATCTCGTTCCTTTTTCAACAACTGTTACATTATTTTCCTCATTTGATTCTTCTCTCTTATCAGTAAAATATAATGTTCGGAATGCTCCCTGAATCCACCCTCTATATCCACTATCAATAATTCCAGTATGGTTTGAGAGCATTAATGATGTTTTACAAATACTCGATCTTGGATGAAGTAAATATCCTGTTGGCATATTACCAAATTCCTCCACATATTGATTCATTTCACATTTTATCAAGTGGTTTATCATATGATTTTTAAACACTGTATCAAATTCGTGTCTCTCGGGGACAAATAAATCAAATCCAGCATTCGCATATTTATTTTCCAATATTTCCTTATTACGCGCAATTGCGGATTCTTTATACATTTGAACAATATCCGCATCCAATTCATTCGAGAGAAAAATAGTCAATCTTGGTGATTCATACGACATTCTTATTTCAGATAAATACTTTTACAATTAAGTATTTATATTCTTATCCATTTTTATTCTCTCCAACCTTTTCTAATTATTCTCTACAATCTTTTATTTTTCAACAAGAGAGATAAATGTTCCAAGAGAGATAAAAATATTCACATACATTTTCCCTATTCTATTTTTTCTTTATTCTTGTTATCTGGATTTCCTGTATTCTTTTTTGTCTTAGTTCTCTCATAATCTGTCAATACTTTGGTCATCCAATATGTTTCTATATTTGGAAAATCTTCGTCTATCTCTTCCAATATCTCTCGTTTATCATCGATAACAATTACATTCACATAGTTTCCCATCTCTCCTAAGTGTTCCAATAAATACTTTGATTTCGAAATATTTGACGACGCATAATATACAACATATTCATCGTATCGGATACCTAACACGCGAAAATGTTCCATTGTTAACCAATCGGATGTTTTCGGTCTCGCTGTTAAAAACGCGAGAGAACTATTCTTACGTTTTATCTCTCCTATCATATTTTGAAAACCTGTTTCGTCATTATGTTTTGGTTCTGTTGCTAATTGATGATGATGATATTTATTTAATGCGATTTTCATAATATTATCTTTATCTATCAAACAAGATTCCAAAATATCATTACTCATATTACAAGTTTCAGCGATTGAATGAATTGTCTCTACAGTGTCATCATAACAATCCAATAGCGACTTCTCGAAACGTAATAATGTGTCATCAATATCACATAATACAAGTGTATTCGGTTGGATAATAATATCAGCGAACGAATATATCTCTCTCATTCTAAATCTAAATCTATTATGTCTACAGATTGGTTTTTATTTTGGTTCGCGAGAGTTTTCCAATTACTGAGAGGCAAATGTTTCACACATCCCGGACACAAATGACTCGCATTCTCCGACGCAAACGCAGTTTTTCCGTGTTTTCCTGACCACCAACAAGTATTACATATCCTATGTTGTCTGTCGGAACCATATGGACAAGCACGAGGAATTAATGATGAAACATAATCAGTCGGTTCTTCACAAATACAACAGAGAGGTATTTCATTTTCTGCGATTTGGTTGAGAGATGTTTTTGTTCTAATTTTTCTCTCACTTATAATTTTTGGAGATCTTTTCATTGTTTTCATTGTTTTTCGATTTGTCCTTAACCTTTTTGACTTATTCGACTTCTTCGATTTCTTCGATTTTTCTCTCTTTGTTTTCGGCATATATAATATATGGAAACCATATAAAGCATCTCTCCGATGATTTATTACTCTCTAAACATACCAACAAGAAACAAGAATGGACCTTATTTTCCAGTGTAAACTTACTAAATCGGAATGGGAATCGATTGAAACTCCTGTCCCTGAATCCGAAAAAGAAATCTTAAATATGATTATTCAAGGGTATTCGGATATTGATTATAAATATAATCGCAATCAATCTCTCTTTACTTTCGCCAAAATCGAAAAGAATGAAACGATTGAAAATTATCTCTATTTTAAATTCTTCGCCGGAATTATCACTGATATTTTAAAAGTTATTGCTCCCGCCAATAAAAATATTGCGCCCCATATTAATGCTTTCCACACACATCTTATTGTTAATCCTCTCAAAGAAAAAGCACTGAAAAACTTGAAAGGAGCCGATAAGATTCGTCTGGAAAATATGAATGCCAATATTGTAAATAATCGCGATAGTATTATTGAATATAAATTGCTTGATTTCGTGAGAGATATGATAACTCTCTATTCGAAACACGATTCCAATTACGTTTTTTACTTATATACATTAATCCAACTCCGTGATATTTCTGTCCCCAAAATAAACGTTCATGTTATGGATTTTATTGACAGGTGTATCGATTTTTTACAGCGCGATATCCAATTAAATCAAATTATCCAAAACTCCTATGAATTTATTGAAAAAAATCAGAACATCTTTAAATATGGCGATATATCTCTCTTTCAACATCAAAAAGAATTATTCTCTTATTTTAAATCTGTCGACACGACAAAAACTTGTGGAAATATTGTGCTATACATTGCGCCAACTGGAACTGGAAAAACACTTTCGCCTGTTGGATTATCTTGTGGTTATCGTATTATTTTTGTTTGCGCGGCGAGACACGTTGGAATGGCTCTCGCCAAATCCGCGATATCCAGTGGGAAAGGCGTCGCATTCGCATTCGGTTGTGAAACCGCCGATGATATTCGTCTCCATTATTTCGCAGCCAAAGATTATACGATTGATAAACGCAGTGGTGGAATCGGAAAAGTAAATAATGCTGTAGGAGATAAAGTAGAAATTATGATTTGCGATATTAAATCATATCTCATTGCTATGGAATATATGTTAAACTTCAACAATGCGAATCAATTAATTATGTATTGGGATGAACCGACGATTTCTATGGATTATGAAGAACACGAATTACACGCATTAATTCAACAGAATTGGGAGAATAATCAAATACCGAATGTAGTGTTATCATCGGCGACACTTCCGAAACAACATGAACTTGCCCCGATTATCGAATCTTTTAAATGTAAATTCGAAGAAGAACAATACGAGAAAACTTGTAAAGTAAAAACGATTACGAGTTATGATTGTAATAAATCGATATCTGTTATGAATAAAATGGGATATTCTATCTGTCCACATATATTATTTGAGAATTATCGAGAGATACAAAAATGTGTTGAACATTGTGAAAATAATAAAACATTATTAAGATATTTTGATTTGAAAGAAGTGATTCGTTTTATCGGATTTCTTATTGATAGAGGATTTGTATCTCTCGATGATATGCCCGCAAAATATTTCCAAGGACAAATCCAAAAAATTCGTATGAACAGCCTGAAAATCTATTATCTTCACTTATTAAAATCCATTGATTCTGACAATTGGCCAACGGTTTATCAATATATGAAAACCACACATTCTCGCAAATTTACACACGTGTCTAGTCCGATTATCCGAAAAACAACAAGTCTTCAATCCACCTCTTCGAAATCTGTTCAAGGGACCCCCCTGACTCGAACCCAATCTGTATCCGCGGTACCCACAACATCGGCGAAATCTGTGTTAGAATCCGCTATTGAAAAATCGATACAAACTGGTGGAATCTTAGTAACAACGGTTGATGCACATACATTAACAGATGGACCCACGATTTATTTAACAGATGATATACAACGTATCGGACATTTTTATATTCAACAATCGAATATCCCCAGAATTGTTTTCGATAAAATATTGGAGAAAATCGCGCAAAATAATATTGTTATGAAGAAAATCCAAACATTGGAAAAAACATTAGAAGACTTGACATCTAAAGATTCAGATAAAGATAATAAAATGTCGAAAACATTCGATGGTGAAGGCGGAGAGGGTGGAAGTGGACAAGCAAGAAAAATCGACGAAGATATTAAAAATCTGCGCAAAGAAATCAAACCAATCACATTAGACCCTTGTTATATTCCGAATACAGTTCAACATCAAAATATGTGGGTTTCTACAGATAAAGCCAATGTCGTAAGAAACGCATTTATCCCAGTGATTGATGCGGAAACAGTGCGAGAGATTATGGAACTAGCGGTCGATGATTCATTAAAGATTCTATTACTTATTGGAATCGGGTCTTTTGCCTCTTGCGAGAACAGTCGTTATACAGAAATTGTAAAACGACTTGCTTATGAACAGCGATTATTTATGATTATTGCCTCTTCTGATTATATTTATGGAACTAATTATCAATTCTGCCACGGGTTTATTGGAAAAGATTTAACAATGATGACACAACAAAAAATCATACAAGCAATGGGCAGAATTGGACGCAATAACATTCAACAGGAATATACAGTTCGTTTTAGAGATGACATAATGTTGGAAAAACTATTTACTGCCCCAGTAGAAAACAAAGAGGCCGAAAATATGTGTCGATTATTAGTGTAAATTTGAAATTAGGCATATTATCAAGATATTCTTATAAAAATATATAATCATCATCTGCTTCTAATTCGACAAATACATAATCATTATCGGTTGATATAAAAACATCCAATTTGTCATTGGATTTTTTTTTCTTTGGACAATTACCACCAATATTATTCTCTATCCGTAATCTTTCTTTATGGGTAGAAATAATAACATTAATATTCATATTTGAATCAAATCGATGAGTTCTTATTTTTCGTATCATATAATTTAGTTTAGTAATTGAAAATGTATATATATCTATAGATTTTTTATATGGCTATCCGGATGACAAGACTGTTCCAATCAATCTAAAAAATTGAATCCGAACCAAAAACGGATTCTGAATGATACACACGCAAACTGATATAGAATTATCAACTGTTATATTATAGCGCAATTTCAAAAATGTCTGGAAACAATAAATTGTCTGCCAAAACTCCTGCTCGTATTATTGGTATCCAAATGAGCATGATGTCTCCTGAAGAAATTCTTAGAAACAGTGTTGTTGAAGTTACGTCCAAAGAAACCTACAAAGACAATAAGGAAATTCCCGGTGGATTATTCGACCCTCGTATGGGTGTTTTAGGCCCTGGCATCATCTGTCCTACAGATGGTCTTACCTATATCGATACTCCCGGATATTTCGGTCATATTGTACTTGCTAAACCAGTATTCTTCCTCCATCACATTAAAGAAATTATGAAAGTGTTGAAATGTGTTTGTTTCAAGTGTAGCAAACTCTTAATCAGCAAAGAACAACATTCTCATATTCTTAAGATGGATTGTTACGACCGTTGGGACTATGTTTGTAAAGCATCGTCTAAAGTCCATCGTTGTGGTGAAGAAACTGAAAACGGTTGTGGTTGTCGTCAACCCAGCAAAATCAAGTTGGATTCCGTTTCAACATTGAATGCTATTTGGACAGATTTGGAAAAGAATTCGGAAGAAGATGGCGGAGACGCAAAGCAATCCAGGTTAAAACTGACACCCGAATTGGTCTTGAAAATCTTTAAGCGTATTAGCGATGAAGATGTTCATTTCCTCGGATTTAATCCACTATGGTCTCGGCCGGAATGGATGATTTGTCAAGTATTACCTGTCGCACCTCCCGCAGTCCGTCCTTCAGTGAAACACGATGCCAATCAACGCAGTGAAGATGATTTAACTCATATTTATGTTCATATTATTAAAAGTAATAAAGAATTACAAGAAAAAATAGCGTCGAATGCGCCACACCAAGTTATCGACCATATGTCTACTGTTTTACAGTATTATATTGCGATGATTGCGAATAATAAGATTAAAGGCGCCACACCAATGCAACAGCGTTCTGGACGTACATTACAATGTATTTCTGGTCGTATTAATAGCAAAAATGGTCGTGTCCGTGGTAATCTTATGGGTAAACGTGTGGATTTTAGTGCGCGTTCAGTAATTACAGGTGATCCAAATCTGTCAATTACACAACTCGGTGTTCCTATGAAAATCGCAATGAATTTGACCAAACCTATTGTTGTGAATGACCGTAATCGCGCATTCTTAACAAAATTGGTTCAAAATGGACCCGATGTTTATCCTGGCGCCAAAATTCTCGAACGTAAAAATGGCGTAAATGTTGCTTTAAGAAATGTAGACAGGAATTCGATTGTTTTGGAAAATGGTGATACTGTTCATCGTCATATGATGGATGGAGATGCTGTCCTTTTCAATCGACAACCTAGTTTACATAGAATGAGTATGATGTGTCATATTGCGCGTATTATGCGACAAGGTGATACATTTCGTATGAATGTCGCTGACACAAAACCATACAATGCCGACTTTGATGGAGATAAAAATCAGACTATATATCGTCTTGTCTCCAACAGGGAGCGTTAAAAACGTGATACTCCCTAGTATATACACTTATTCATTTGAGGAAAATAAGTGTGTATGCGAAACACCTTGATGCGGGAAACCCCTTAGAGCCTTTGCTACCACCTGATTGTAAGAAATGCAATTAGGGAACTCGGTTAATTGCCGAACCCAATGGTAATAACGCAAAGGATTGGGCAATCCGCAGTGTTACTTCCTAAGTCCGCTTTTGGTAAGGATATGGAAGGCACTCAGAGACTGAACGGGTGTTGGTGAACAATGATAGCCTAACCAGCTTGAGTTTGCTTAAGATACAGTCCGGCCACCTTGGAAACTTGGTGGATTACTCACGGAGATGAATATGCATCAGCCACAAAATATATTGGCTGAAACCGAATTGCGTCATTTGGCAGCAATTCCTTATCAAATTATTAGTCCTTCCAGTAATTCACCTATTATTGGTATGTATCAGGACTCCCTCTTAGGTGCTTACGAATTTACTCGTGGTGAAATCGAATTTGACCCGCGTTCTGCAATGAATTTGCTTATGTCCTATCCTAAAGTAGACACTGGCATTTTCAAAGACCGTAAGAAAATCACTAATTTCGATATCCTTTCACAAATTATGCCCCCGATTTCTCTCAAATACAAAACATCCGGTTATAATGAAAATGAAGATGAAACTCTTACAAAAACCGGTATTCTTGAAATCAAAAATGGTAAATATATTCGCGGTCAAGCCGATAAAAATGTATTCGGCTCTGGCTCAAAAGGCATTCTTCATCGTGTTTATAATGATTATGGACACGTAGCCGCATACGAATTTATCGATAATATTCAACAGGTTATTACAGATTATATGAAAACACACGCATTCAGTGTCGGTGTCAGTGACTTAATCTGTGATAAGAAAACCAATGAAAGCATTTTACAAGTTATTGCTTCCAAGAAAAACGAAGTGCAAGAAATCACCAACAAGGTTCATATGGGTGTTTTCGAAAACAATACTGGAAAATCAAATATGGCTGAATATGAAAACCAAGTCGGCAACATCTTAAACGATGCTATTAATGTCGCCGGCAAACTCGCAACCAAGAGTCTTGGAAAACAAAACAGATTTGTTACAATGGTCAGCTCCGGTTCTAAAGGCAGTCCATTGAATATGTCGCAAATGTTGTCTTGTTTAGGCCAGACTAGTGTGGATGGCAAACGTGTTCCTTATGGTTTTGATAATAGAACATTGCCTCATTATTCAAAATATGACGATTCACCGAGTGCTCGTGGATTTATCGAAAGTTCATATATTAGTGGATTGAGCGCCCCCGAATTATTCTTCCATGCTATGGGTGGTCGCATTGGTCTCATTGATACCGCTATTAAATCTGTCACTTGGGAAACGCCAATTATCGTTGTAGATAATGGAAAACCATTATATACCGAAATTGGTAAATGGGTCGATGGAAAACTCGATAATAAAGAATACGAATCTGTCATTAAAAAGTATGGTCCTGAAGAGAACAATATGGAATTGTTGAATGTTGATAGTATTTATATTCCAACCACTGATGAGAATGGCGTTGTTTCTTGGGAAGAAGTTACCGCAGTGACTAGACACGACCCTGGAAAAGTATTATATGAAATCAAAACGCAAAGTGGTAGAAATGTTACAGTTACTGAAAGCAAGTCACTCTTAATTTGGAATGAAGAGAAGAAAGGATTCTATGAAATGCTTACTCCGGATATTAAAGTTGGTGATTGTGTGCCAGTTACTGCTGAATTAAGTAAACCTGTTGAGATTATTAACAATATTAACTTAACACAATATTTACCAAAAAATGAGTATATTCATGGAACTGACTTCAACATCGCTATCCGTATGATGAATGAAGCTATGAATAATCGTCAAAAAATTCCACAAGGATGGTGGCAACAACACAATGGTGTTGAATTCACATTACCATATTCCAAAAAAGCCTCATTACAACGAACAACTGTAAGATGTGAAAATGATATTGTAGATGGTCATATCTATCATTATCACGCTTCTCGCTCAAATGACTCAAGCATTCCTGAAACATTTGAATTGACTGAAGACAATGGGTTGTTTATCGGGTTGTTCTTGGCTGAAGGTAATGTACATAAGAGCCAAGTTACTATTACTAACAATGACGAAAATGTTCGTGCTTTTGTGAAGAAATGGTTCGAATCGTATAATATTGATTGGGTAGAGAGACAACGCATTAATCGTATCGGCGGAACTACAACAACTGTCACCGGAAACTCAGTATTGATTGCGAGATTCTTGACAGCCTTCGTTGGTAGTGGTGCTGCCAATAAATATGTTCCAACTGAAGCATTCATTTCAAATAATAACTTTATGCGTGGAATTATCAATGGTTATTTCTCAGGTGACGGATGTATCACTAAAAATAGCATCGTCGCTGGTTCGGCGTCATATAGATTAATTGAGGGTATCACAATGTTGTGTTCAAGATTCGGAATTTTCGGAAAGATGTCGAAAATACAATTAAAGAAAAACAATCTTGGAACTAAAAACATTAAACCTACCTACAAAACAACTATTAGTGCTCAGTGGGGTAAACGTTTTGCCGACGAAATCCCATTAATTGATGGAACTAAACAAGAAAAACTCAGCAAAATAAAATGGAGAACCCAACATATGAATTTCAAAACTCATAACAATGTTGTTCTTGACCCGATTGTTGAGATTACACCAATTTCCCCCGAACTCCACCCTAAGATGTATGACTTAACTATCCCAACTACACTTAATTTTGGTCTTGCGAATGGATTACAAGTTCGTGATACATCTTCTACTGGATATATACAGCGAAGATTAATCAAAGGTCTCGAAGATTTGAAAGTCGAGTATGATATGACAGTTCGCAATAATATGGGTCGTATTACTCAATTTGCTTACGGTGATGACTCGGTTGACACGACCAAAGTCGAAAATCAATCAATGCGATTAGTTACAATGTCTATTGAAGATATTTATATGCATTATGATATTCCCGGTTTATATGAATCTGGTAAGAATGAACGACAAAACATTATGCAAGTATTTACCAAAGGCGCTTCGACACGTCTTCAAAAACAAAAAGAAGATACTCGCAAAATGTGTAAGAAATATGTCGATTATATGTTGGTTATGCGCGACCAAATCGTAAAACAAGTATTCAAAGGTAAAAATGATACAGACGTAAGAGTTCCTGTCGCATTCCAATATCTTATTCAAAATATTCAAGGACAACTCGATTTGAATTCACAAAGTGCTGTGGATATTACACCTCTCGAATGTATGGAATTAGTCGAAGAGAAATTCCAAGATTTGAGCAAAATGTATTATACCAGTCCAAGCAAATTGTTTGAAGTCTTATATTACTTCTATCTATCCCCCAAAGATTTGCTTTTGAATAAACGTTTCAATAAAAAGGCAATCTTACTACTATTGGATAATATTGAAATTCATTATCGTAAATCAATTGTTCATCCTGGTGAAATGGTCGGTGTCATTGCAGGTCAATCCATTGGTGAACCGACTACTCAAATGACCCTTAACACTTTTCATGCAGCTGGTGTTGCTAGCAAGTCGAATGTGACTCGTGGTGTTCCCAGAATTGAAGAAATCCTTCGTCTCACTAAAAATCCCAAAAATCCTTCTATGACTATCGCATTAAAACAAGAAGACCAACAAAACAAGGATAAAGCCGTTAATTTCTGTAATATGATTCAACATACCACCTTGGTCGACTTAGTTAAATCTGTTCAAATCTGTTATGACCCCGATGATACCAATACCCGAATTCACGATGACAAAGCATTAATCGACCAATTCTATGAATTCGAGAAAATGGTGACAGACTGTAATCATCCTACTGCCAATGAAGCATCTACAGCAGAACAAGCGAATCGAAGTAAATGGATTATCCGTGTTGAAATGAATGCCGACGCATTACTTGATAAAAACATCAGTATGGATGATATTCATTTCGCAATCACACAATCCTATGGAAACGAAGTATATTGCGTATTTTCCGATTTCAATTCGAGCAATCTCGTATTCCGTATTCGTATGAATACATCGGCATTCAGAAAAAGCAAACGTGGAAACACATTAGACCAATCGGATGATATCTTTATTCTTAAAAATTTCCAAGATTCATTATTGAATAATATTGTGATTCGTGGTATTACTGGTGTTTCCAATGTAATGCCACGACCTATTAAAAATTCGGTTGTCAAAGAAGATGGAAAATATGTGAGAAAAGATACGTGGGTTTTAGATACTGTCGGAACAAATATGATTGACTTGATGACTGTTGATTTTATCGATTATTTCAACACTTTCACAAATGACATTCGAGAGATTTATGATGTGTTAGGAATTGAAGCTGCTAGACAATCGATTCTGAATGAATTTAATGAAGTTATGGAATTCAGCGGTGGATATGTAAATTATCATCATCTTAGTGTGTTATGTGATCGTATGACTGTATCTAAGAAATTAGTACCAATCTTCCGTTCTGGTATTATGAATGATGACACTGGACCAATTGCCAAAGCCACTTTCGAAATGCACACAGAAGCATTCTTAGACGCAAGCAGACACGGTGAATTCGACCAAATGAGAGGTGTTTCCGCAAATGTTATGTGTGGTCAACCGGGATACTATGGAACCAATGCCTTCCAAATTGTATTAGATATGAAAGCATTCGAAAATATGGAAGATGTGAAAACAAATGTTGATGATGTGGATAAATTAATTGAAGATGGATTCAAGAATTTGAAAGTTGATGAACAAGATGAATGCTCCAAAGGAAAGATTATGATTGATAATAATATTCGAAACCTGGCGACAAAAGAAATGGGCGTTTGCTTAGATGATGGTTATGATTTGATGTAAATAAGTATAGAAATAGTCTTTGTTTCAGGTAAGTATAAAAATGATTAAGTACGCATTATATACATTGTTTTTTTATAATAATGTATATTGAGAGTGAAACCAAATTATCTTAAGCATCAAAACCAAAGTGATTTTCAACAAACCAATATTTTAATTTGCCAGCGAGAGAACGACGACTCATATCATCAGCCATTAATTTAAAACTACGATGACGGTCTTCAAAATGATGTATAAACAGACGACAAGAGTTAATAAATGATACACTGGATGATTCATAAATGGATAATTGATTTCTTGAATATTGTGGATAACCTTTACGTCCATTTACAGTATTATGGAAATTATAGAAAAACTCGACCAATTCAGCTTTCGATTGTATCTGTAAAAAACGATTACTAACCAAATATTCCGTCGCGTGTTTTGAACAAATTGGACAAGGTAATACAGAACAAATACTTTCTAAAATCTGTAAAATTTCTATCCTTTTTTGTTTGAAGAAGTCTTCCTTAATCTTCGCTGAAAATATATGGAAAAAATGCCAGGTTGGTTTCCCCCATCGCATTTTAATAGAATCGGATTTAGAAGAAGCCGGTATTTCAGTAGGTGTTTGATATGTATTGGTAATTTGCTTTAATGCCTGTTTTGGGGTTCGAGAGCCATTATACAAGGGCATTTGAGGCAATCCTCTTGTCGCACCAAATTGGAATTGGATGCCTGATGGGATTGTTCTTATTTCTTGTATAGGGGATGATTGTGCTTGTCCATTGACGTAAGATGATGTTTTTCGATGATTATAACTAAATAACATATTTAAAATCGATAAAAATATATAATCAGTAATTATTTTTTTATAGGCGAATGACCGTTATTGTTTTATGTTCATATAACAACTAATAAAATAAATGGCAAATATTCAACATTTAGGATTTATCACGTATAAAATAACACCTTTTATTATTGTCGCATATCTGGTTATTTCATCTCTCTTAAGTGGTTCGATTAAAGGATTTTATGTTTTGGCAGGAGTTATGATTTCGGCCGTTTTTGTCATTATGGTTGATAAAATGCCTTTTATAAATGAATTATTTAAAAAAAATCTAACAGACAAAAATGCACAAGACATATATACTAGTATAAAACAATGTAATATGTTAACATTTGAAGATGGACATTTGATTTCCAAATTGCCACTGTCAACATCCACAATATCCTTTATTTTTGCTTATTTTATGTCTTTAATTGCTCGATTTAAAGTCGCTAAAAAAAATGCTTTTTTTATTCTAATATTATGTGCTCTTGTTTCGTATGATTTATATTATCATTTTACAGGTTGTACAGCAATTAGTTATTTGGTTTTTATTCCCTTTGTTATCGGAACTATTATGGGTATTATTTGGGGTCTTACAGTCAATAAAGATGATGTTATGGATGTAAAAGGTGTGTCATCTTCTGAAACGTGTAGTCAAACTTCTAAAAATAAATATACTTGTAATATGAAAGACGGTTCTGAAATTATTACTTTTTAATTATTCTGCATTTTACTCTAATTTTTATTTTATACCAAGTCGGGGGAGACCTGCGTTTCCAAGTCGCAAACTTTCGCTTTTCTTCGCCACAATAATAATTCCTATAGGATTGTACTGCGTTTCCAATTACTTTGTATTTATCCGGCATTGCTAATGCAAATTCGGTTAATCCTTTACTTGGAAAATTCTCAATTGGTGGTGGATTTTCTCTCAAATATTTTGCTATTTTATAAGAACCGTGTTGTGTTGTATCTGGATGTTCATATCTATATTTCCATTCGTTATGCATCGCATCTACCATGTTTAATGTCCATATATAATTATCATAAGATTCACGAATCCATATCGTTGTTGGATGGTTCTTGTGTGTAATACGATATACACAAGAATCAATAATGTCGGTTTCATTACTTAATAATCTTTTTGCTGTTGATAACATTTGAACCGCTTCTACAATCATTTTTGATATATGTTTATCAAACATTGCCTCCGCACATTCTTGAAAACATAGAGACAGTATGAATAAATTCATTTTTGTTTTTGGATATCTTTATCATTTCGCAATTCTTTTTTATCTTCAATTTTACATTTTACAATAATCCATTATTAATTCTGGCATACACTTATAAATATCATCGTCATTATTCTTTTTCTTTTCTTCTTTCTCTTTATTTTCTTCTTCCTCTTCTTCCTCTTCCTCTTCATCTTCCTCTTCTTCCTCTTCTTCCTCTTCCTCTTCATCTTCCTCTTCTTCCTTCTTCCTCTTCTTCCTCTTCTTCCTCTTCTTCTTCCTCTTCTTCTTCCTCTTCTTCTTCTTCCTCTTCTTCTTCCTCTTCTTCTTCCTCTTCTTCTTCCTCTTCTTCCTCTTCTTCCTCTGATTCATCGTAAAATATGATTTTTTGTTTTTTCGTTTTTCTGGATAATTCACTATTGACCTTTTCTTCTAGTTTTTGAATGCGTCTCAATAAATCATTTCTAACATAATTAATTTTGTTATTACTCAAATCATCTAGGAAAAAAGTAAAAAACAAATTCAAAACATATGACCCAAATATAATAATTGCCAAATCATGAATTTGTGATTGTAACATTTTTTATAATATTTTTATTTAATATAATATTTTTATTTAATGAAAACCTTTATATGGTATCTATAAGTGTTTGCACGGCACCAACAATTTCGCATCAACTTTAGATGCGTTGCCTCTCGTAAGAGCACTTGCTAATCTTGCTATTGCCCAACTTTCCGCAGTTTGATTCGGTCTCGAGCCACTCGAATAATAAGCCCCCCTACCTTTGTTTAATATTTTTTTGATTGATTTCACAGGACAACCTGTCGCTAATGAAATGCGTTTCATTGTTTTAGGTTTAGTCCCAATATCAAACCCATATTTTTCTCTAAATTTACGAAGATGTCTTGATTTTCTATGTTTATATGATGAGAGAATTGGACGAGAAATATAATTACCCTTCTTATATTGTTCTCTCGCATATTCGATTTGATTCTTTTGAGTTTTTCGGTCCTTTCTTGATAAATAATCAGGTATATATCTATTTGGAATTTTCATAATATAATATAAGTATGTTTAATTTATCGACATCAACATCATCATCAATAGCAATAGCAATATCTTATGAACCAAACGAAAATGAAACAACTTTTATAATTCCTGTTAATGATGATAACCGTGATTTTTTGATTAAAACATATAATCCTATGTATTTTAGACAATTAGGAATCGACGATAACAAAGTTTATTTTGTTTTTCAAGATGGTTCTAACGAACAAATTATGAAAGGTGGTGGAACGGAAACACCCAATTATGAAAATATTACTATCCCATATCGTTATTTTGCTTATATTATGGATACAATTCAAATAATACCTATCAAAATATCTTCTTATGTTTCAGATAAAATCAAACAACAACCTCCTATTGAAGAACCTCAACAACCTTCTATTGAAGAACCTCAACAACCTTCTATTGAAGAACCTATACAACCTCCTATTGAAGAACCTCAACAACCTCCTATCGAAGAACCTATACAACCTCCTATTGAAGAACCTCAACAACCTCCTATTGTAGAACCATCAACAGAAGAACAAAAAATATTCGATGAAGAAGAGAAAATAGTAGAATATAGACAACCTCCAATCGAACAACCAAGCATACCACCACTACCAATTGAATCAAAAAGTAAAAAAACAATGACATCTTTAAATCCAAAAACATTGGTAGAAATAAAAATAATATTGGATGGAAAGTATCAAGAAGTAATAAGACCTAGGAGAACTGAAATCATAAATATGAGAACAGGAAACGAAAAAATATATGAAGAAACTTCGAATCCTGAAATTAGAGTATTGTTTCCTACTTCTAAAAAAATAGATTACACAAATATTCAAAATCGTGTGAGAGATTTAAAAATAAGAGAAATGAAAATATTAAAAAACATCGAAAAATATAGTAGTTCAACCTAATTATCCCCCCGATAGAAATAAAATGATATAGTTAGATTATAAATAATGGATTATAATCTAGCATTTCCAGTTATTAAAGAAACTGTACCCAAAAGTGATTTAGGATATCATTCTAATAATAAATACGATGGCTATCCAGCATTTATGTCTGATGGACGTTCTGTCATGGGAGCATATCGTACAGAAGCACAACTTAACTATTCTATCCAACAAGAAGGCAGTAAAATAAAAGAATTCAAGACAAACCAAGAATATCGCAATTATCTAATAAACAATGGACTGAAAATTATTGCCGATGATTTTCGAAAAGCAAGTAATGACTCTGGACACTATATTATGTAATTTGTTTACTTTACCATTTATCTAACACTTCCTCTAAGTCGATATCTTCATTGTATAACAATTCTAATAACTTGGTTGGATGATAATGTTCCATTATTTTCTTCTCTCTCGATTTCCATAACCATCTGTTAAATTGTTTTTTCAATTTAAGGGAGAAATAGAAATGACGAAAATGATTATGAGTTTGTATTCGTTTTTGTTGTGTTTTGAAATTTTCGTGTGGTCCTATTATCGTTGAGATTGGATTGTCTGCGAAAAACAAATTGCGCAAACATCGATTCGGATCAGGTAAATATGCGATTTCATTACCAACACAATCTACATATTCAAGGTCATAATTAAACTGTGGCAATGAAGTTAATTTATTGTTTGTGCATAATAATCGTCGCAATTTTGAATTTAATGTTGGTAATGAAGTTAATCTGTTATAAGAACAGCCTAAATATAACATATTCTCATTTAAATCAGGTAATGATGTTATTTGATTACAAAAACAACTAAGCATTCGTAATTTTTTGTTGAATTCTGGCAATGAAGTAATTTCATTACAAGAACAGAACAGTTCATCTAGATTATCATTTAGTTTTGGTAAATAAGTTAGTTTGTTATATTCACAATGTAAATAGTTCAGATGCTGATTAAGTTTGGGTAAAACTGATATATTATTTTTAGAACAATCTAATATATTCAGAAAATCATTTAGTTCAGGCAAACATGTTAATTTATTGCCATTACATTTTAAGACTTCAATAAAATCATTTAGTTTGGGCAATGATGTTAATTCATTAAATGAACAAATTAATGAATTTAGATTTCGATGTAGTTCAGGCAATGAAGTTAATTTATTATCGGAACAATTTAAATATTCAATACTGGGACTTAGGATAGGCAATTCTGTAAGCTCATTATTTGAACAATTCAGTGCTTTGAGATATCTAAATTGTGACAAATCTGGTATATAGGTTAATTTTTTATACGAAATATCAATTGCTTCTACGTTTTCGGGCAATGAATTTAGGAAATCGTCAATATCGAAATTTCCATTGGAGCGTTTCATTTTAAAATTACGAATATATGATTTAACTTGATTTCTATATGGTTCAACTTGATTTTTATATGATTCCATTATGATTCTGTTGGATTGTTTAATACAACTTGATAAAAATGTAAATAATTCAATTTTACTTCAATCTATCAATTACTTTGAATAATAAATTTTTCCGGACATTTCACATCATTATACGCACAAGTTAAGAACTTTAGTGTCTCTGGAAGTTCTGGCAATTCATTTAATTGATTGCTACAACAATATAAACCTGTTAGTTTTTTTGGAAGTGCGGGCAATGATGAAATTCTGTTTCCTTGACACCACAACAAATTAAGTGTTTTTGTAGTTCGAACACATAATCGTAATAAATAAAAATACAGTCAAACTAGAGGGGTGATATTATAGGATGCCGAAGGTACCCCCTTGCGGGGGCAGGGTGATAGGGGAACTACGTTCCCCTTTGAGTGAAACGTTAATAAAAAATATATATACAACGGTGGGAATGCCGATGTCACTGTCAATGTCTAATATAAATACAGAAAGATATGTGGAAATGGAAGTAGTAAAATCGCGAGAAAATATAGAAATGAGAATAATGGAAGGATTAAAAAAGAAATCAAAAATAATAGGAGCAGTAGTAGGAAAGGAAGTAGAAGAGATAAGACAATACAGGGGGAACCTTCGGTTCCCATAAGATGTGCGCCAGTTTACACGGCGCACATCGAAAACCCCCTCCTAACAAATAACAATAATCGTAAAAAACATCGTTATAATTGTCTTTTAAAAGGAATGTCGACCAAAGGTCGACATTCCCTAATCCAAGGCCCTAATACAAGGCCCTAATACAAGGCCATAATCCAAGTCCCTAATACAAGGCCATAATCCAAGGCAATTATCCACATTAATAAAAATATCTCTCATATTCTTCTTTTTCTAATTTCTCAGATACTTTTTTAAAAACACTTTGAGAGAATAAAACTAATAGGAATCATAATTGATTTCTATCAATCCACAAAATTTTTTTTCTTAAAGTAAAAACAACAACATACAATTCCTATCCTAGGGGGTTTAGATGCGCACCAACTGGTGCGGTGCGCATCTTAGAGTCCCCCCTTACCCCCCCTACCAAAACAATATTCTTCTTTTTAAAATCTCTCCAATACTTTTTTAAAAACACTTTGAGAGAATAAAACTAACAGGAATTATATTCTTATTTTATCAATTTACAAAAAAAAATTTTTTTTCCTCAAAATAAAAACAACAACATACAATTCCTATCCTAGGGGGTTTAGATGCGCACCAACTGGTGCGGTGCGCATCTTAGAGTCCCCCCTTACCCCCCCTACCAAAACAATATTCTTCTTTTTCAAATCTCTCAGATACTTTTTTAAAAACACATTGAGAGAATAAAACTAACAGAAATTATATTCTTATTTTCCAATTTACAAAAAAAAATTTTTTCCTTAAAATAAACAACAACATACAATTCCTATCCTGAATCTCTCTTATTCTTCTTTTCAAATCTCTCCAATACTTTTTTAAAAACACTTCGAGAGAATTAAACGGCATAGTTATTAAGGAGGGATTAAAAGGGAACGTAGTTCCCTTTACAACATACAATTCCTATCCTGAATCTCTCTTATTCTTCTTTTTCAAATCTCTCTTATACTTTTTCAAAAACACTTCGAGAGAATAAAAAAAACAATGGTTCTCATTTCTCGATATCGACAGGGTGGACTCTAAGATGCGCACCGCGCCTTTCGGATTACACCAATAAGAGTTAACCGCGCCAGCTGGTTAACTCGAAATGCGCGGTGTAATCCTTATTGGTGCGCATCTAAACCCCCTTACCCCCCCATACCAATAACAATTATTATAAAAACATTGTTATAAAAGTCTTTTAAAAGGAATGCATAATGTCGCACCAGCTCGCGCGGTGCGACATATAATCCAAAGGGTCGCATTCCCTAATCCAAGGCCATAATCCAAGGCATTTATCCACATTAATAAAAACATATCTCATTCTTATTTTTAAAATCTCTCTTATACTTTTTCAAAAACACTTCGAGAGAATAAAACTAACAGAAATTATATTCTTATTTTCCAATTTACAAAAAAAAAATTTTTTCCTTAAAACAAACAACATACAATTCCTATCCTAGGGGGTTTAGATGCGCACCAACTGGTGCGGTGCGCATCTTAGAGTCCCCCCTTACCCCCCCTACCAAAACAATATTCTTCTTTTTCAAATCTCTCAGAT